AGCTATAAGTCTGCGCGTCAAACGGGCGCGCACGGCTCGCGACCTGTGCGGTCACAGTCGGAGCAGTCGCCGCTGCTTGGCGATCGAGGTAGGGCTGCACCTGCGTCAGCAACGAGGCGCGGCCAGGCGTGAACTCAAACTCGCCAGTCTCGATTGTCGCTGTCAGATTGCTGCCCGCAAATGTCGTGATTTTGTTGTTATTGCCGCCGCCAAAAAAATACTCGCCGCCAACCCATACCGGGTCGTCAAGACTGGGGCCGAGAGCGTCAAGTGAGGCATTGACGTTGTCGATGGCCTCCAACGTGTAGCTTGGCGAAAAAAACGACCCGATCATGTCGTTTGTCTGCTCGACCGTTGACCACCGGTCGATAGCGTAGTTGTAAACGATCAGCTTGCTTGGCGTTGAAGATCCGCCGGTTGGGTAGGACCACATGACCAGCTTATTTCGAGGGTCGACTGCAGATGTCAGCCTGTCTGCATCCGCCTTGTTAAACTCTGCAAAAAAACTGCGATCAACCTTTTCGCTGCCGATCGCCTTCGACGAGTTGCCGTCGAACAAGTAGAATCCATCTTGAGCCAGGTAGAACACAAACGGGCCGACCGCGCACACGCTGCCCGGATACGGACAGCCGCGCGATGTTTCGACTTTGTCGAACTGGAAGATCAGCGGCGAGCCGACATAACTCATGCGCACGATGCCGCGTTCGCACAGCACCGTGCCATACTCACCGCCAACCACGCCCGTCACGTTGCCGAGGTCACTGATGTCCTGCACATCGGCCTGGCTTGTTCCGACCGTCCACGCAGTCGCGTCGTCGATGCCGCTCCAGCGGATACGGCGCGGGTAAGTCGTCGCGCCATAGGTGACGTAGCCGGTGACTACGAAATCACGCACGACCGCGAGATAGCGTGCCGCGGGAGAACCCGTGAGGTCGGCGAACAGAGACGAGGTGCCGATCTCGTAGCTTTGCAGGATGTCGCTGGTGCCGTGCGCCGCAATCACGCGATCCCCGAACTGCACAAACCGCCAGCGGTCAGTGGAGCCTAGCGTGTAGTTTCCTGCCTTGCTCACATTTGCGAGGCTGCTATCCGCGCTGTCAAACTTGTAAATTTTTGTAGCATCGCCCGCGAACAAGTTGTTCGTCGCGTCCGATCCCTTCGCGGCATAGATGCCGCGCAGGTATGCGTCAGCCGCGCCGCTGTAATCCGACATGGCTCTGAAGGACTTATAGCCCGCAGCCACGGGCACCACGTTGGTCGCAAGCGTGACGCCGGGGTTGCTGTAGCTTGGCTGGTCTGGCAGCCACTCGCCAAACTTATTCATTGCAAAGCCCAAGTCTGAGCGCCCGCTGTCTGCTCGGTCCAGGTGTCGCTACCCGTCGCGATCACGGCCCAACTTTCGCCAAGCGCATAGCTTGTTGTAGTCGTCGTCAATGTAATGCTTGCCGAGCCAGCCGCATCCATGACTGCAAATGCATCGCCAGTTGTCGTCGAGAGAACAGACGCGGCGTCTCCAGAAATCGCAACAAGCGAAAACGCCTGGCCGGTTCCTGTGAACGTCGCGCTTGCCGAACCGCTCGGCAGTTGGATGCGCAGTGCCGCGCCGCTCGTTGCAAACGCTGGGGAGATGCTGCCAGATGCCAGCGCGACCCTATTCGCAGAACCCGTCGTCGTCGTCGAAAGTGCGGCGGTCCCCGCGACGTCGAAAACACCAAAGGCCGAACCGCTCGGCGTGAACGCGCTGCTGTCGCTCGCCTCTGCGTAGCGCAGCGCGCTTGTCGTCCATATTGCGTTGTCGAGACTGTAAGCGAGGCTGTCGAGCGTGCCCCAAGCGTCTAGGTCGTCGAGGCTCGGACCAACAATATCGGCGGGCATTTATTAGTCGAGGCTAATCGTGATCGAGCCAGACGCGACCTTCAAGATATCGTTGGTCGCAATAGTCTTCGACGCCGTAAACGATCCATGAAACAGCAAGTTGCCGCTCGTGGACGCATCGTAGATACCCCAGTGACTGACTGTGCCCCACGAGCCTGTCGCGGCGTCAAACTCCACCGCAGCGTTCGTTGCAGCGGAGCCGCTACTGGCGGCAGCGAACGTCATTGCCTTGCGGCTGTAATTAGATCCACTGAGTTCAGTGCCGCTATTGTCGTCGGCGAAAGACCCCGTCGATAGAGCGAGGTAGAGCCCAGACGGCTGCGTGAACGCGGTCCCGCCAAGCGTGTGATCGAGGAGCTTGTCCTCCAGATAGTTCGATGCGCTCATCGCGTAAATTCTCCGTAAAATGTAGCCTTCATCTCAAGCCCGCCCGATGGATGCCGTGCGGCTTCCTCGCTGCGGTTGATTTCGTCCATCGCGACAGTCGTCAGGCCGTCAAAATATGACGCGCGCTGCTCGTCCATCAGGTAGCGATAGGCGGCGGCGAGCGTCGAGTACAGATAGGCATCTGGATATCGCGTCAGCACGGTGTTCGTCGTGTTGCTGCCCGAAAGCGCGGCAAGACCCTCGGCGTACACGAGTTCGATCGTGTAGGTCGTGTCAGGAATCGGGCGCACCGCGATTTCGCTACCCATGACCGTGTACGCGCGCGGCTTCGCCTGCCCGCTGTTTGGGTATGCGCTGTAGAGGTCGCCTGGCGTCATAAACTCCAGCACAACCCGCGGGTCCGTGTTGAGGCGCACGAGGCGGATGCTGCGCAGATCAGTCGGCAGCGTCACATACTCGTCGCCCGCGCTGGTGGTGGCGGTGGCGCGCTTGTGCGTCGAGCGAGGACTTAGCTCGCGAGACAAGCGAGCCTCTGCGAGATCGATAAAGTCATCGATCGCGGACGTGAGGTCGTCGCGCGCGAGGTGGTTCGCCACCGCCGTCTTGAGGTCGCTGTAGGTTGCGAGTGCCATTGGCTACACACGCCCGCCTGTGGTGCGGAACGCCCTGTTGTCGGGATCATTAAGCCACCGCTTCCACGCCTTCATGTTGTCGCGGGGCTGACCGAATTTCTTGAGGAGGTCGTAGTAGATCACGCTCGGAATTTCGGCGATCTTCTGCTGGTGCCGCTGCGTGTTGCCGATCATGTCGCCGCGACGCCATTCTTTTTCTTGCGCCTTTGCGCCCTCGACGATGGGCGTCGTGTCCTGCTCAGTGAGAATAGACAGACCATCTACATCGTCCGTCAGCCACGTCTTTTTCTTGGTGATCGGATCGAGCGAAATCAGCTTCTTGTGCATTTGTTCTCCAAGCAAAAAGGGGCGACCGAAGTCGCCCCTTTCCGTCGTCAGGCTCTGCTAGCTGGACTAGCTGGTCGAAAGATCAAGCACGGCGCCGTGAGCCTTGGGCGCCTTGTTGATGAGCGTGTACTCGGACACGATCGCGAACTGCGTGTTGTCGCCGGTCGGCGCAACGTCGCTCACCGAGAACATGCGACCCGGCAGGTGACCGATCGAGTAGTAGTCACTGTCGAGCAGGAAGATGCGATCGTTCGCGATGAAGCGATCGATGACGACGTTCAACTGGCCGAAGTCGGTCAGGTAAAGCGACACGCCACCGATGATCGCAATCTCGCGCGGTGCGGTGTACTGCAACTGCGCAGTCGCCACCGATCCGGACGACAGGTCCGAGAACGCAACCTTGTTCGCCGGCGATACGACCATCATGTCAGGCTGCCCACCATCGGTGTAGCAATCCTCCATGACCGAGTCGATCTTCGCGAGCGTGAGCGCGGCGTTGGTGCCAGCACCGTCAGAGGTGTCGGTGCCATCGCCGGTCGCCGTAGTGGACGGAGCCACGAGGGACACGTTCGTCATCCACGCCGGGAACGCCGCAATCTTGCGCGGGTCGCTCGCCGCACGGGCCTGGTCAAGCGTCAGCGACTTTTCAATGTCGCGGCGCTGCTCGATGCCCTTGATGACTTTGACGTATGCAGTCTCACGATCGCGGCCCGCCTTATCGACCGAGTCGAGAGTGTTCGAGACGCTCGCAGCCTGCACGGCGATCTGGTGGTAGTTCCCGAGACGCGACGTCGCTTGCGGGTTGACAAACGAGTATGACGCACCTTCCGCAGCGTAGTTAGTTGCGGATGCGGCAGCGAGTTCCTGTACCTGCCACTCGTGAAAAACGCCCTTCGTGACTTCCTTCTTGGCGTTGGAAAAGATCGGCGTTTCGTCGGGGTCGATGCGCGAAATGACGTCGGAAAGGTCTTCTTTCTCGCCCACCGCGTCTGAAGTTTTGAACACAGCCATTTAGTCTGCTCCTAGGTTTTGTTTAGTAAGTATTCGACAGCGCTATCGACGCTGCCTTTCTTTGCGAAACGCTCAAAAGCCCTTCGCTGATTGTCGGAGGCGACTTGCTTTCGTGTCTTCGGCTGCCCGCCCTTGACCATCTTTTTGGCCGCGGCGACTTTTTTCTTCACAGCAGGAACCTGTGTCTTGAGGAGCTCATCGTACAGATGAGCCTTGCGCAGTATCTCGATCGCTCGGCTGTCGCTGGCCTGCGACAACTCGGCATCCGAGAACCCCACACGTTTTGCGTAGGTAACAATGGCCTCTTGTTCCTTGCGCCGAACATCGGGATCTCGCCATTCAGGGATGCGGTCAAGCAACCGCACGTTTTCCTCTTGCACCTTCTGCGAAAACAACTGCTGCTGCTCGGCGGCTATCCGCCGCATCGCTTCAGCACGTTCAAGCTGTGCAAGTTTCTCCTGCTGGTAAGCAAAAGGGTCTTCCTCTTGCATCTTCTGAAGATCAGCCTCAGACATTTGCTGCGCCGACAAGGTGGCAGCAATCTGTTGCAAGCCCTGAGCGTAGCGTTCACGCTCTTGCGCAACCGCCGTCTGCTCGGCCTCGACCTGCTTTCGCTGGTCGGCGGCCTCAGATAGGCGCTTCTGCGCGGCAGATTCAAGCTGGTAGGATTTGACCAGGTCGTCGAGAGTAACGTCCTGCTCACGCCCGTCCACCTTGACTGTGTAGAGAGTTTCGGCCTCCTCGGCCTCGACTTCCTCTACGGCGTCGTCATCATCCGCAGCGTCGTCGGCTTGGGCGACATCGTCATCGTCACCGGCCTCATCTTCCACGGCGTCATCCGACGCAACTGCTTCGACCTCGTCGGTTTCAGCTTCCGGCTCCTCGGTCGCTTCGCTTGCCTGCTCGACAGGGGCTACCGCTTTTCCCAGGAGTGCCTCGACAGCGTCAGCCGTCGAGAACCTGCCAGTGCCCGAAGGCATCCCGGCTTCGTTCATGTGTCACCTTTATTTGCTTGTTTGATGCAACTGGCGCTCGGCCAGCTTGCCTGTCTCCACGACAGTCGTGAGGTGCTGCTTCACCGCGCGAAGCGACTTCAGCAGCACAAACAGATGCTCGCGCCCGTCGACGTCACGCGCCGGGCTTTCAGCCCAAGCGGTCGTGTACTGGGCTTCGAGAGTGTCAAATGCCTCGATCAACAGATCGTTGCGCAGGAGCGCCGCAGCCTTTGCGCCGCGATCAGCCTCCTCCCGCAGTTTGCCAGGGTTCATGCGAGCGGCACGAACCCTTGCCGGCCAAGCAGGTCAACCGCTGGCGGCGTCTGGTAGATCGCGGGCCGCATCGCGTAAGAGCGCGTGAACGCATCGTTTAGCGCAGCGAAATCTGCGAAACCCGCAGGCGCTGCGTCCAGCAGCGTGCGGCGATAGTACGGCTGCGCCGTAGCGTAGACCTGGCTGGCGGTCGGCGCGGGCACAACGACAGGCACAGGATCTGGCACTGGCATGACTGGCTGCATCTGCTGCTGCGCCGCGGCAATCTCTTCCTCGGACGGCGGGCTAACCGCGTCGCCAGGGAAGTCGCCAAAGGTGTTGTCTGGATACCCCGAGGTCATGGCGAGCGAAAGCAAGCCGCCGACGTATGGAAGGTTTGCTAACACCGTCTGCGCCGGCAGCGGCATGCCCATCGCATTTTTGATGGTGCGCGGGCCAAGAAGCGACAACACCGGAAGATCAAACAACGGTTCGGCGTAGAGCTTTCCGCCCTCTGCCTCCCGCAGCGTGTTGAACTCAGCATCCTGTTGGCTGCGTATCGCTTCTTCTATCGCTTCTTCTGCCATCGCGCCGTCAGGTGTGAAACCCATAGCAGGTTGCGTGCCGCGCGCTTGTTCATCAAGAAGACCTGCCTGTAGGTCGGTGGCAAGGGCTTGCTGTTGTTCGTATGCCTGACGCGCTGCTTCTTGGCGCGCTTGCTCTGCCAACACAGCGTAAGTGTTCATATTGCTGGTCGAGACATCTGTGCCCGGCACTGCCATATCAAATGCAGCACCATCCATCGTAACGCCACCAGTCGCGTCATCGACGCTAATCATTCCCCCGCCGTCAGTGCCGAAGGATGTCGTTCCGCCCGTGCTCATCAGACTTGGGCCAGAGAAACCACCCCCACCCGCGCCAGCAGAGGCTGACGGTGCAGCGACCGAAAAACCGCCGCCGTCGAAACTAATGCCGGGACCGATACCACCAAAACTCATCTCTATGCCCTCGGCAGATTGGCGCTTACAGGATTGCCAAGCTGCACGCTCTGCGCCCGCAGCGCCAACTCAGCTTCCAACTCCTGCTTGCGCAGTTCGAAATCGAGCCGCATTTCCTCCTGCTTCAGCGCGATCTCGGCCTGCATCTTCTCGCGCTTCAGCGCGATCTCGGCCTCGGCCTGCTGCCGCGCCGGGTCAGGCGCC